CTTTATAAAGTTTTTTATATAACTTTGAGGATTTTAATTTTGATGTCTTGGATGTTGAATGGATTCCAGGGTTGGGTTTTTTTAGTATCCCCTTTTGCAACTTCAGTATTTGATTTTATTTTTGCCATATTACATTTGAGTTATGTTTTGTGGATTTACTGTAAAAGATTTAACCCCCTCAACGCGTTTAATACTATTGATTATATCTTGAATTTTTTCTCTACTAAAACCACCATGTCTTATAAATGGGTATCCATCTATTTTTAAATTCAATATCACTTTTAAATTATCATTTTCCTGTGAATATACACCATCTAAATCCACCGTAGATACAATAGTTACTCCAGTAAGTGATCTGATATCTGAGAGTATTTCTTGTTGTGGGCGAATTGTAGTATCTGTAATGATAATACCTTTAACTTTATATTTGTCAACGTATTCTTCATTTAGAGTTTTCTTTAACTCTTCTTGGATCAGAGATCTTAGGTTATTTATTTTCATATTTTAGACAATTGTTCTTTAATTAAAATATGTAATAGAGATAATTTTATATTCTATATTGATTTTAACATTTTAATCATTCTTGGACATGGATATATATCAATTTTATCTTTACGATATGAATTATGGGTATATAATCCTTTATCACCTTTAAGAGCGGGGACATTCACTTTAAACATTTTATCATAATCATATAATAATGGGATATGATATATATTTTTCCAATATATTAGTATATTTTTAATAGATTCTATTTGAGCGTCTGAGTATTTATGGAAATATTTGTATCCTTTATATGGTTCATCTAATGTTGTTATTTGATCTGCAGGGATTTCTCTATCTACATAATTTATGAATTTTCCATTTTCATATTCTAATTGACCCCAGTTACATATTTCTATTCCTATTGATGTTTTATCTAAGATTTGATGTTTCACTCCATATGCTTTAAATATATCACTTTTAATACCTAAATGATATGCCCAAAATCGAGAGGAAAAACCTTGTACTATTTCTCCATCATATGAATTTTTAGATCCAGGCCCAGAAATAGAGATACAAGTCGCTATCCTACCTCTTGTATCTCTATTCCAATCAGTAAATACATTAACTGCAGAAGAATTCCCTGCAGTATGATGTAATACAATTTGATTTTTTATATATTCCTCTTTAAAATATTCTGTTTCTTTAAGAGGTAATTGTTTAATTTTATTAATATCTAAACTCATATATCTTCACCTTCTGTAAAAAAGTTAGTTAAAAATTTACCTATAATTCCTACCATAAATAATATTATACCTACCCAAGAATAATCCATTAAAACTGCAGGTATCCCAATGGCTGATACACCTAATAAAGCATCACCTATTTTTCTCCATGTTTTTGGGGTTGGTAACTCATATTTTCGTTTTTTATTTCTTAAAAATTTCAACATATCTATTATTTTATTATAAATATACAAAGAATCTAAAGATTATATTTTATATATGAATTTGCAATCTTTTAAAGGGGTTTGATACTTTTATTTTTGTTAATAATCACTTTCACTTATCCATGACAACTAACACATTCATCGTTTCTAGATATATTATCTCCTCTTAAGATACTTTCACTACGACAGTAGTACAAAGTTTTAATTCCTTCTCTCCAAGCTAACTTATGTACCTCGCTTATATATTTTGGTGTATCTGCAGGATCAAATGTTAAATTCAAAGATATAGCTTGATCAATATATTTTTGTCTAATACCATTTTGGCGAATAATTTCGTATGGATTGATTTCTTTAAAAGTCAAGAATACTTCTTTTTCTTCAGCAGATAAAATATGATCAGGTAAGCCCATAACGGATCCTTTATCTTTAGCAATTTGTTCCCAAATACTATCGATATTATATCCTTTAGATTCAAGTAAACGTTCCAATGTTGGATTCTTCTTAATAAATGTACCTTTAGCTGTTTTTAAATTAAATACATTTGCTGGTATTGGTTCAATGGAGGGAGAAACACCACCTGAGATATTTGCATTTGATACTGTTGGGGCAATTGCTTGGTGATGTGTATGTCTTAAACCTGTACCTTTACACCATTCTGGTTCGCCATATAGTTCTGCTTGGTCACGGGAAGCTTTCAATGCTCCTTCTTCAATAAATTGAGACATGATTCGAGTGTAAGAATTTGCTTGTAAACCGGCAAATGGAATACCTTTTTCTTGTAGAAACGTATGCCATCCCAAAACACCAATACCAATTGCTCTACCTTTAACTGCTGAGCGGTATGTATTTTCCATGAATTTTACGTTTTTAGATCTATCGATAAATTCTTGCAATACACCTTCCAAAAACCAACAAGTTAATTCAGGTAAAGTCATTCCGTTTTCAAACTTATAGTCTTTCCATTCATCCCATCTAGCCAAATTTAAAGAAGATAAACAGCAAATAAATGAATGTAATGGATCTGTGTAAAGTGCTATCTCTGAACAGTTGTGTATTACTACATTGTTTGCATAAAAGTTTTGATTGCCCTGTACCGTTATATCATATACTGGTTTTTTGCTTTGGAGTTTTGTTATTTTTAATCCCATGTTTTAGTTTTCTTTATATTTCCATTTATAACCGTAAATTGTAGGTCTTTTACCTTTTGCACATTCTCCAATAGCGGCTCCTGTTTTTTTACCTAAATATTGAGCTGCTATAGTTTGTGATTCCCATTCTTTAATAAAATTACCACTTAAATCAAATTGCAATACTGCTTTATTATTTTTTCCTATATTGTTTAATCTAGCTTTTTCCTTTGATTCAGAAGTATGTATTTTGCCTTTCATAGGAGAAACTCTACCTTTATGTCCTTTAGGTTTACCCAAATGAGCCTTTCTTAGATTTTCGCTATGCCATTCAGGTTTTTTTCTTCCATATGGATAACCTACTCCTTTTCTATTTCTATTATAAAATAATTTAGAGGTAAAAGCATTATAGTAATCTATATAATATTCTTCTACAGATCTAAGAAAAAGCCTAAGAAAAATTAATATTCCCGTTTAAATTAGGATTCTTTTTAGATAAATATTTAGCTATAAGTAAAATTATGTTTTTGTAATCTTGAGGAGTTAAATTTTTTTCCATGAAAAGTCATTAGAGGAACCTGTTAAAAATTTAGACATTTGAAATAGTAATTTATCTATATTATCACTATCTATATACCCAGTATTTCCATCCTGTTGAGTAACTTTAAAGGAATATTCTTTAAGTAATTCTTCTTTAATAATTTGTTTTAATTCTAATTTTTTCATTTTAATTGTAATTTTAATTGGTTTAATTCATGGTTATAAATATGAATAAAATTATTAGAAGATTCAATTACATTGGTTTTATCTGTTAAAACATTATATTCTATTTCACCTACTATATTTTCTTCTATAATATTTAAAAACCATATTTTTTGCCATTCTTTTTGAATAAAAATCAATAGATCTTCTTTCTCATTAAATATACAAAAATAATCTCCTACCTCCAAATTTCTAGTAGATTGACTTTTGGGTAATCCTAAAAATGTACCTTTAGAGGTAGGGATTTTTTCTGTAGAGTGTTGTTTAATAAAAATATTTATTTGTTCTTGTATTTCCATTTAAATCCTCCTGATGTTTTATGTTTGCCTTTTAAGCACATATTAATTGCTGCTTTTTTTATATTTAATTCTTCTGAAGCTGTCTTGCAACTTCCCCATTCTTTAATAAAATTACCATTTAAATCAAATTGTAATATAGGGAAACCTATAATTTTATTTTTATAAGTGTGTGCTCTATTATTTATAAAATTTTGGCATCTTTTTTTACCTATTTTAGAATTACTTATATTAGTTTTATGATTTTGAGATTTTGGTTTACCTTTTAAAGCTTTACTAATTTTTCTTTTATGACTCAAATTTTTAGGGCCTCCACCTCTATCATGTAAACTTAAAAACAACATTTTATTCCAATTACCCTTATGTAATTCTAAATAATGTTTTTTCCATTTTATTTCAATTTTATTTAAATTTTCTATTGAACATTCTTCTATTATTTCAAAAATATGATTACCCCACCCATATTTTTTTAAACTATAATATATTTTAGGTTGTTGTTTACATCTTAAATATTCATATTCTCTTTTTCTTCTATTTACATCTTTAGATGAACCTATATAAATTTTTCCTTTGGGATTTATAATTTTGTATATTCCTACCATAATATATTTTGTTATAAATATGGTAAAAACGAGCTTTCTTAATAAACAAGTTCATCTTCTTCTGTTAAATGTTGTGCCTCAACCCATCCTCTATTTTTTGTCAATATTTTATGTTCATGAGTACATTGTAATTTAAATCCATTTGATTCATCTTCTATTTCTAAAAGTTCTGCATCTGGGTTTGTCATTCCAAAATTGGTGATAAGTTTATATTCTTTTTCAAGTGTTTCTTGGTTGTAACTTAAAATATATACTTCTGGGTTGGTTTGGAGGGTAAATTCAAGGTCTTGGATTTCTATTTCTTTTGTTTCTTCTCCAATTTTAATTTGAATTTTTGTATCACCTGTTACACAAATATTTGTCATTGAAACTTTCAAGTTATTGTTCTTGTATGCTTGTGGGTTATTATTGTTTACATTATCCTCAAACATCAAATACGGTTCACCTGTTTCTAAACGTGTTTTTAAAATTTCACCCCATAGTCTTAAAGCACGTGGTTCTTTTTCCTCTAACTTGTTCATAAAATCATCATCGATAACAACACATTGATGCATGTTTAAACATTGACGATTTACATCTCCTTTTGGGCGACGAATCATTAAAAATTCCTCGATATCTGGGTGGTTAATGTGTAGGTTAACTGATGCTGCTCCTCTTCTAACTGAGCCCTGATTTGTAGCTAGAATTGTTGAGTCATATATTTTAATCCATGGAACTACACCTTCAGAGGTACCGTTACCCGCGATTTCTTTACCTCTACCTCTAATTCGAGATACACCAATTCCAACACCACCACCTTGAGATGATAAACGCATCAATTCAGAATTTGCCATTGCAATTCCCTCAATTGAATCATCTGTATCAATTCCAAAGCATGAAATTGGCATACCACGTTCTGTACCTAAATTTGATAAAACAGGAGATGCTAAACAAAGCCAATTTTTTGTCATTGCCTCGTAAAAATATGGTTGTAAATCTTTACGTTTTAATCTTTTAGCAGCTGCTCTAGATACTCTTTTAAAAGCATCAAATACATCCTCATCGGGAAGTAGGTATCCTTGAGAGATGATAGATTTTCCAATTTCGTCTAACCATAAAGGAAAATTAACTCCAGGTTTCCAATGTAAAATGTTTGTGTTAATTTTGCTCATATTTATTTGATTTATTTCTGTTTCCAATTTGATTTGTATACCCAAAGCTTTCTGCTATTTTTGTTGTTTTAAATACTTGTGTCTACGTGTAATTTGATAATTTTGTTTTTATAAATCGCTCCAGTCCGCAGTAGATTTAGAATAATCTGTAGAACGAGAAGCAAAAAAGTCTGTGTGACTTTTACCACTTGTTAAATGTCCGAACCATTCCATTGATTTTAATAGATTTGGATCAATATCGTTATATAGTGGTGGGAATCCAAGCTCTATTAATTTTTGGTTAGCACGTTCTTTAATGAAGTTTTTTAATTGGTCTTTATTTAAACCTTCAACATCACCCATTTCAAATGCTTTATCTATAAAGTCAAATTCAAGTCTTACTGAGATGTCACAAGCTTCGTATATTGATTGGGATAATTCCAAAGTTTGTAGATCTGGGTTTTCTTCTAGTAGTGTTCTGAATAGCCAACATCCAGCTTTTGAGTGGAGGGATTCATCGCGTACGCTCCATTCTACAATCTGAGCTGTACCTTTCATCATGTTTCGAAGTTGAAAAGACATTAAAATAGCAAATGATGAGAATAAATTAACACCTTCTGTAAACGCTGAAAATATTGCAAGAGATAAAGCTTTTTCATTTAAGGTATTTCCTGGGAGTTCTACTAAACGATCAATTTTGGCTTTTGCTTCTTCATCTTCCATAAACGCCTCGAAATCATCTAATCCAAGTTCTTCATTTAAACGAGCATAAGCTTTTGCATGAATTGATTCGAAATCAGCGAATGCACGAGACATTGATTGGATTTCTGGGATTTGGAACCATAAGGATACTTTGGTTGACCAATAATCATTTACATGGACTTCGGTTTGTGCAAATGATTTCAAAATATTACCTATTAGATTTTTTTCTGGCTCACTTAATTTAAGTTTCCAATCATTTAAATCAGATGATAAAGGGACTTCACTAGGAAGCCAGTGAGCGGAATGCTGCTGTTCAAAATAATCATCAGCAATTTGATATTCAAAGGGTTTATAAAATAAACGAGGTTTTATTAAGGGCATATTTGTTATATTAATTTATTACTTTTATTTCTATTTCCAATTTGATTTACATATCCAAAACTTTCTGCTATTTCTGTGGTTTTAAATAATGGTTGGGTATTTTGATAGTTAAATGCTTCATATGTATTTTTTTCTTGAGTTAAATTAAAAGAGGAAAGAGGGATTTTATGATCGATTTCCCAAATTATTCCATAATTTTCCCATCTCATATTTTGTAAAAACATATTTTCTAAATATACAATATATTCTTTAATAGAGCAACCTAAATATTCAATAGTAGATTCACTTTTTTTTTCTTTTAAATGGTAATTTATTATACTTCCTACAGAATCTTTTATTTTATATTCTATATCATTTTGTCTTTTTTGTTTAACATATTCTCTATCATATTCCCTTCTTTTATTTTTATTTTCAGGATTTAACATATGTTTTTGGAATGCATTTTTTTTAATTTCTTTATGTCTTTCTTGGTTATTTTGGATCCAATTTTGGGTAGTTTTTACTAATTTTTCTTTATTCGATTTATTCCATTCTCTACATTTAGCGTATCGAGTTTCTTTATTAGCTAATGTATATTGTTTATCATATTCTTTTTTACAATTTTTACATATACTTTCAAATCCATCTTTGGATTGTTTTCTTTGGTGAAAATTGATAGAATTAACTTCAAATACATTTTTGCATTTTATACAAGATTTCATAGTATTATTTTATTATACATGTTGAAAAAATATATTAAAGTCGCTATCCAATGTATAAGCTTATGTATTTAATTCAAAAAATTTATTTGCTAACATTTTCTTATCTAAATCGTCAAAGTTAGTTTGTGTTGGTTTTTTTAATGTAGGTTCATCATCTTCATCATACGTTTCTGTTATGGTAAAATGACCAGTGGATGTATCGGCGTCTAATTTAAATGTTACACCATCCATACCATATCTATTTTTCATAACGTGGAATCTTCCTGTATTATTAACTTTATCTTCTTTCTTTCTTGATAACGAAAGGGCAAAATCTACAATCATCATTTTATCATATGATCCCGCAGCCTTATCACCCTCAATTACATCGTCCTTGGATCCTGCGCGGTTTACTTGAGAAACACTCCAAATTGGTAATTTAAGTTCACGAGCTAATCCTTTGGTACTAGTATAAATATCATCAATTTCGAACTTACGATCTGAGGATTTACGTTTTGATGAAAGTAAGTCAACATAATCAATTATAATCAAATCTGGTTTGATTCCTAGAGAAGTTATTTTCTTTATGTGGGATTCTATTGTATTAATTGTTGCTTTACCTGTTACAAACTCCTTGATAATTAATTCACCTTTCAATTCAGGTAGTACTGTTTCTACTTCCTTTCTATGTTCTAGAATTTTATTTACAGGGATGTTCGTAAAGAACGCATCGTATCTTCTACCCACATAATCCTCACTTAACTCTAGAGTATAATGGATTACGTTATATCCAAGTTGAATGGCAAAACCCCCTAAAGCAACGAGAGACCAAGATTTACCACCTCCTGGATTGCCAAATATAAGGCCAAAATCACCATTTCCCAATCCACCCTGTAGCATGTCGCTAATTTCGGGCCAAGGCGTAGGTATAACAGTTCTATTATCTTGTCTAAACCTTGATTCCACATCTTTATTATATTCATGTCCTAAATTTTTATCTTGCCCTGATTTCATTGCATTTTCAATCATTGATTTGATTGAATCATAATCGCCAGCTTTAAGTAAATCTACACTATTCAACAGTGCCTTTTTTAATTGTTGATTTTTGCAAAATGTTGAAAATTCTTCTTGTACATATTCTGTATCTTCATCACTTGCTTTATAAGCTTCTCTAAGTTGTTCTTTAATCGATAATTGTAATACATCATTTGTTACCTTTTTCATTTCTGTTTTTAGAACATCCATGGATATAACTGTATGGTAACGATCATAATACTTAATGATTTCATTTATAATCCATTTATGTGCTTGGGATGGAAATATATCTCCATCTAGAATATCATGTATATTTATAAGAAATTCTTTATGGGTTAATAAGGATGATATAACTTTGATTTGAAATGAGGGACCATATTGGTCTATACTTTGTAGAGTCAAAACTTTTATTTTTTTAAATTGTTAATAACTTTTATTTATTTTAATATATAACTCTTTTATTTTAAAGTCACTAGACTTTGGAAAATATCTTTAATCCAAAATTCAGGATTTCGGATAAGCCCACCTATTTGATCTTCTTCATACATCTTCAAAAATTCTTTCGAATGTAGTTCTAGTTCGGTGTGTTTGATAAAGGCATCAATATATTCTTTATCTTCATCCGTCATCATTGGGTTAGATAAATCCATAATTTTGTATTTGTTCTCTAACATTTCCACATCGTGAAGGATTCTAGCATATATAACGTGTTGCTCCATTTTCTCCTCACTTATATCCAAGATATCCTCAAATGTCAAATCATGTGTTGATAGTTCAGGGAATAACTTGAATAGCGATTTTACACCCAATCCTTTTATACCCGGAAGTGCATCTGATGCATCCCCCATTAATGTTTTATATAATATAAAGTTACTTGGGTCTAGATTGAATTTTTCTCTGACTATGCTTTTAGTGTAGAATTCTTTCTCAACGGGTCTATATACTATTACTTGATCCGTTATTAATTGAAGGTAATCTTTATCGCTAGATACTATAAATACTCTTTCTTCTGATGATTGGGGTAGTTTTTCACTCATATATGCAATAACATCATCTGCTTCTACATTAGGCAATGTAATTACTTTAACAGGAAGAGTTGTTAGATATTCTATAATTCTAACTATTTGATCATATTTGGCATCATCTTCCTCTTCCATATTATCAAACAATTCATGTTTAGTTACTCTAGTAACATTTCTATTCGATTTATATTCAGGGATGATGTTTTTTCTATTAGTTGAGGAACCAACCCCGTCAAATACTACAATAATTTGTGTTGGTTGTATTTGACGGGTTAGAGCCCCTAAAGATCTAAAAAATCCTCCTAAACCACCAATATGAGCTCCATTAGAATTAACTGTGTTTATTGCGGTGAAGTTGCGGAAGAAAAGATTTAATGCATCTACTAAAAGATAACGTTCAGGTGTTGGTGATTCACTGTTTTCTTGGACGTTATCCAGGAGTTTTAATAAATCTTTTTTCATAAGTTATTTTTTTTTGCCTTTATTTCTATTTCCCGTTTGGTTAGTATAACCAAACGATTGAGCTATTTTTGTTGTTTTAAATAGTGGTTGATGATTTAAATGATGGAAGCATAATTTTTGTTCTTCTAATATTGTTAAATCAAATGAAGCACATGGTAATATATGATCTACTTCCCAAACATCCCCGTGATTTTCCCAATTCATTTCAGGTAAGAATAGGGATTCTATATATAATTTAAATTCTTCTATAGAACATCCCACTAATTCTATTACTGATTTCATTTTATGTCCATTCTTTAAAGCATGATGGAATCTTGATCTAAGTAACTTTTTTATTTTAAAATTTTCATCTGTTTTCATTTTATCTGTATGATATTGATGATTATATTTCAATATTTTATCTTTATTATTTCGATAATATAATGGAGAATATGTTTTACCGTATTCTTTTTTATAAGCATCTACAATTTCTTTATTATTCTCTCTATAATCCTTTTGATATTGTAATTTGGATGTTTTATTATTTTGATAAAACATATCATTTTTAATTTTTTTACATCCTTTACATACATTGTTATATCCATCAGATGAAGATCTCTTAATGTGGAAATTCCTTAAATCAAAACTCTCTAAACATGCGTTACATTTTTTCATATTATTTTATTATAAATATGACACAATGTAAGGAAATGAATGGAAAATGATCAGTTATAGTTAATGTTCCAGAAAGATAGAACCACGCCTTTCGGGTTACAGAGAACAGACTTTCACCCCTATCTTTTTTATACCTTGAAAACTGAAACACTATCTATAACAACAAATAAACAATATTAAAACGATTGCCTATTTGTAAAATGTTAAACTTAATTGTCGAAATCATTATCAATACTACCAAACATATTAGTAGGCATTGAACCCTCATTCCATTCACTATTATCTTCTACAACATCATATGTTCCATTTCCTAGGATATCAACCCATTCGTGAGAATATTGATCTTTATATTTTTTAATAGTGTTTGGATCATCTTTAATAAAACCATGAACCGTTGAAATGATTGTTCCTGTTGTTGTAATTCCATTAATATGGTTCTTATCACATGCTATTTTAGTGCGGAGAGCAAATTCAACCTTCTTTTTGTCCTTCATAGCATTTATCTTTGAGGTACCAGCATTCATGATATTCCCAAAAGTTAAACACAATGATGCATCATAATAGAATGTATCACCACCTTTATTAGTCATTCTAGGCTGTGACATTGGTGTTAATGCTGGTGCTACACCGGTTTTATTGACAATGAGTAATGTGTTTGTGTATTTTGAACTTTCCTTCCTAGATAGTACTATTTGTTGGTTAATAAAGTTACCAAATTGGGTTGCGATAGCTCCACTGTTCCACATTGGATTATTCGTACCTTTTTCAATACTCATATCACAAGCTATAGAGCCTACTGAGTCCCATAAGAATAGTAAGTCGTACGGTAAGTTACCTTTCTTTTGCTCTGAAAGCATATCAATCATGAACTTAGCGATGTCTTCAATAGAATTAAGTGTGCTTCTATCTCGGTAAATAAAGAAACCTTCATGGTCTATTACTTCCCCAGTTGTTTCATCTACAACATCCGTCATTTCAAACCCCATAGTTCTCCAGTGGTTAAAGTCGTGCTTCATTTCCGTAATGATTAGTACAGGCAACACACCTTTTTTCTGTGCATTTACTGCTATTTCAATAGATGTAGTACTTTTCCCAGTATTACTTCGACCCCTTACCATAGTAATATGACCCATAGGACATCCAGGGATAGATAGAGCTTCTTGCAAAGCAGGTGAGAATGGAATCCAATCTTGAGGTTTAAATTTGACATTACCTCCAAGTCCTTTGTTTTCTTTAAATTTGTCGAGACTAAAGGCCGCCTTCATTGCTTTTCCGGCGGCCTCTGTCAATGACTTTCTTTCTTTAGCCATAACTTATTTTATATTATTAAAAGGGCATATCATCATCATCATCATCAAATAAGGCATCAAATTTTTCTTCAGGTTTTGCTACTTCTTTTTTAGCAGATAAACTGTAGTTTGATTTTTTCTCCTTCTTCAAATCCTCTTTAACACCCGTTTCGTCCTTTACAGGCTCCATTTGTGTTTCTTCTTCATCTTCAGGGTTCAAGAAATTTGTCAATACTGCCTTTAAATCATCAAATGATTTTTTAAATTTAGATTGCATTTCCAAGATATCTGGTTGGTCTTCTAACCATGTCTCGATTTGAGAAATGTCTTCTGATAATACAGATGTTTTACGTTTTGGTCTAATTGATGATTTCAATCCTTGACGTCCACCGATATCGCCCATAACGGCCTCTAATGTAAAGTCAAATCCTTCATTGATATCTGTAAAATCACCATAATCTTCATCTTCTGCAAGACCTAATAATTGTAAGTAGATTTCTTTTCCGAATTCCCATAAACGAACTCCTTTGTCTTCTTCACCACGAACGATGATTGGAGCAAAGATACGCATTTTTGGATCTAATTTTTTAGCTAGTGACCAATTGTCACGATCATTAGTTCCACGTAGTTGTTTTGCGAATTCAACAATTGGGTCTTTTTCACCCCAGTTTGTTAGAGCATAAATTGGAAATTTAGAATATCCATAATGCACTAATACTTCTTTGAATGGGTTTTGCTTGTCCAATTTAGATGGAACAACGCGAATTTGGTACTTCCCTTCTCCTTTGGGTTTCCACTGTGTTAAGGTATAATCTACCTTTTCTTTTTTCTGCCCGGATGTCTGTAAGGCACTCAGTTTGTTTTTAATTAAATCTAAATTCATGATTTATTATTTATTTGTTTATAACTTTATTATACGAAATTATTTTTTAAAATCCAAGTTAAGTTAAAAATTCCCAAACTTCATTTTTGGTGTTAGGAGTTGACATATGGATATAATTCCATATCATTGTTCTACTTTTTTTAATTTTTATACTTGCGTCTTTAATTGAATTATATAACACAATTATACCTGTTTGAATATTGGTTACCTTTAACTTTTTTTCATGACCTTTAATTATATTCTGTATCTGTTCTTCAGATCTTTTTTTTCCTTTTAAAGACTTTGATAATTTATCTCCATGGTTTTTAGGAACGCGCATATTTTGTTTATGTTCTTCTGTTTTTGGTTTATGGAAATTTTCTGTATTTGTTACTATTTTTCTTAAATTTTGTTTATGGTACTCTGTTTTAGGAATACCATAAGAACCATGCTCTGTACCTTTTTTAAAGGTTGATCTTGGTTGTTTCATTTTTAATTTAGTTTGTTCTGTATGAGATTCAACTCCACTTCCTCCTTTTTTACATATATTTACTACTTTAAACCCCCATTGAATGAATTGTTCTATCCAATATGATTCAAGAGGCCCCCAATCTTTTCTATATAATGATTCTACTTCATCTATATAAGTGTATATGATCTGTGATCCATATGTTTGCTTGTGGTTATTTTTCCGGCAATTTTTGGTTTTACCTATATAAACTTTATTTTGATCTCCGTAACAATTTGTTACAAGATAAATTTTTGTAGTATGTATCATCGTATTAATTTTCGTCGATTATACATATTGAAAAGTTACAGAAGAGCGCAAGAAATTGTGCTCTTTTATAGATTTTTCACTACAATTCAATAATTTTAAATATTCTTGTGTTTAGTTGTTTGATTTCGTTATGTTGTGTAAGTAATATACAATTTTTGTAGTGTTGCCAATTGATGGCAAATCTTGTATCTACTACTCCACCATTTAAACTTTTAATAAGTTCATTTAGTGCGTTTATTGTATATAAAGAATTGGTTTCCTTTTTTCTATGAACCAATATTGTATTATCTGGTATATCGTTTATATTTCCCTGATCTACATTATAAGTTATAACATATTCATCGTTACTTGTAACATGTAATACAAACATCTTGTTGTACATGATGTTATATTTTTGTGTTAGTCTAGAGATAAGGTTATCTAACTCATTAATTGGGGTAAAAGTACAGAATAGCCTGTTGTTTGCCATGGAGTATAATATATTATCGAAATCATATTCCGATTGTGGGTATATATTATATATATGGTCAGAGGGTGTTAAAAATGTATTCATAACTTATTTTATATTATTATATGAAAATTTATTTGATTATCCAAATTATTTTAACAAATATTATGGTAATTTGTATCTATCTTTTATATATTCTTTAATAATTTTTTTATAACTATTAGATACTGGGTGAGAGAAATGGTTACTTTTACTTCTATTTTCTTTTTTATCTAAAAGTTGTAAATTATCTAAATGCCATATTACATGTATAGGAGTTCCTTCTTTAAACCAACTTAATGGGATTTTATGATCTATATCTTCATTGGATTTTGGAGAACCTATTTTTTTGATAAAATCATCAATATTATACTTTAACATTTCCGGAAGTTTTTTTATGTTTTGGTGTTGACGTAGATATTTAATAATTTGAAGATGTAATTTTATTTTTAATCTAAAGGTTTCATCTTCTTTATATTTCTTTTTAAACCATTCATTTGATCTATATTTAATTTTTTCTTTATTTTTTAAATAATATTCTTTGTTTTTTTGTTTTTTTATATCAGTATGAATATTTTGGGAATATATTTTTTGATAATTATTTCTTTTTTCTTTATTGTTTTGATAATATTGTTTTTGAAGTGATAATAATTTTTCTTTATTATTTAAATACTTCAATCCAGATGATTCTTTAATTTTTTCTTTATTGTTTTGATAATATTGTTTTTTGCATTTTTTACACTGTTTTTGATTTTTAGAAAAATATATAATTAATTTATCATCCCCACAAGTAGTACATTTTTGTATATCCATTTTTTACTATAAATATGTTGTAAAAACAAAATCAAACAAAAAACTAACAAAGCTTTTTCATATTTCCATAATTATTTCCTGAGACTATTTTGACTTGTAGTTTGTATTTGTTGAATATCTCTAGTATTTCCTTCAATGTTTCTTTTTCTGTTCTATCTACATCCAGTAATATAGAATCATACACATACAGAACCAATTTTGTTTTCTTTCCCCGTAACAACTTTAATATATCCCACAATATGCATATATTTGTTGATGTCTCTAGATTTTGTAAAACATAATTTAAAAGCTTTTGTGGATTCATATTCTCTAACTCACTACTTCTATACACATATCCAGATATGGGACAAGTAATTTGCCCCCCATAATTAAATTCATCCCATAGTTGGTCTGTGTATGTTGTTACTTTTTGAAAAAATTCCAGATTTTCGTATTCTTTCCAGACTCCACCGTAAATTTGTTTAAACGTAATCTCTTTTGCTTTGGTGTAGTCAACGTTATACATTTTAGCAAAATCCCCATGGACATTATCGCTATTAAAAGTATAACCCAATATATTAGCAAGAAGGGTAGGATGGTAAGCAGAAATATCCATCTCAATAAAAACATCGTTGCGGGGTATAAAGCATTTTCTTTCTCCATTTTCTTTATTTAAAGCTGCGAAATTAATCCCTCCAAAAGTATTTGAGGGGCGAGTAGTTGTTGTATTTAAATTATATTGTGTAAAGACATATCCGTCGGTGTCTCTATCAAAGTAGCGTTTATATAGCGTTGAATCCACTTTAATCCCACTGCTCTCTATTATATTAAACACGATGGATGCCTTATTATTGTAGAATGGGTTGGTTGGATTTTTTATGTATTTTTCTAAATTATTAAAGTTACGCTCACACGATTCATAGTGTTTAACTATTGGAACTATTGAGTTGATTTCTTTATTTAAAGGATATCTGTAGTATAGGGATTTATGTGCTTGAGTTAATTCTCGTATATACGTAGGTGGTTTAGTGGGTATGGATACACATGCATGATGATTAAAGTAATGTAAAAATTCTTTTTTATCTATAACGTATATGTTTTTTATTGAACTTAATAAAGTTTGAACTTGATCAAATGATGTGTGAAACGCCTCGCTATGATTTATTGTCACCATATACCCCTTACTTTTATCTAACGGTTTGATATACACGCAAGATACTTGATTCTGCATGGGGTGGATGGTTGGGGATAATGGAATAACTTCTACGTAAGCCTCCACTAGTTGCATTCTAGTAAGTATTTCTATATTATCCGTATCTTCTATCAACCAGTACATGGTTTTAGTATACGACTTTATTTTCAAGATTCCAAATAATATTTTAAATATTTGTCTTTAAAGTATTGAGAGAAACCATGCCATTTTTGTTGTGTTTCTATCAAAGTAGATAAATTTTTATTAGTATTATATACTTTTGATTTATCACCTGTTAAATACCAATTTAAAGATAAAGCACTATATAAATCCCACGCTATTTGAGGGTTATTTGAATTTAATTTTTGAAATGTGGTTTTATCTATTTCAATGTATATCAATTCATTATTTTTCTTACAGAAATATCTTTGAAATACTCCCAAATCATAATCTTTTTGTATTGGGGTAGTTGGGTTATATTGAGGAATACTTCTAGGGAGGAAAGATTTATTTTGGGGATATAATTTAAAATTTAAAAAAGAGTACATTTCATATCCTTCTTCTACTGAATTATTTATAGAGATATCGTTATCAGATGTTGGTAGTGTTGAATTTGGTGTATCATTTGTGTTTGGTTGGGGGGATAAAAGTATGTTAGGTTTATCATTAGGTGATTTTCCAGTGTATGATTTTCCGTTGGATAATTTATAGTAATACCCTTTATATTCTTTTTTAGTAGTGGACAGTATGTATTCCCCACCATTAGTGTAAAGATTAGTTTTTATTTGTGAATTTGGAAAGTACATTTATTAAGTATATTTTTTGTTTATGTTATTAGGGGTGATAACTTTACAAAAACCAACAACTGATTTAAGAGATTTTGATGAGTAATATTTAGTTTCACCTCCATTTCTAGCATCTTCATTCCCTGTGTTTCCTCCTATAGCCGAGTATCCTGTAAGTTTATTACCTATATAAAATGGTTTAATAACTAAATCAACATGGCTATAAGAATAAACTGCTATATCTCCAGGCTCAACCATATAAGTTCCATTAATTACTTGTTTAAGGGTAACAAATTTATTTAGGGCTATAAAATTACTTTTACAAGTAGATACACCTGCACCTATTTTTGCTCCATTTTTTAATGTGTTATCCCAAATATTTTTATAAATAGCAGTATATGCAGGTACTGCACTTGCATTAGGGACTAACTTATTCCCTACAGTATATGCTTCTTTCCATACTAATTGGCAAAACCAAACACACCAAGGTTGTGTTCTAGACCATGGATATAATTTTAATTGTCTAAATTTAGCTTCATAATCTGCATCCCACCATCCTGGGTTTTGGGCAGGTAGTGCTTCTTGATTACCTACATATGAGGCTGCTACTTCAACTATTCTTTTTCTAAGTATAGAGATATCTAAAGCCCCTGAGTTTGTAACTATATTATTAATACCATCAATAGTTAAAGCATCTGGGCTTAGCTGCTTTGTGTCTCCATTAGGGCCAAGGGTACCATATGTTTTTACTCCTTTACCATCTGATTTTGTAGCTTTAACTCCAGATTGAGTATTTTTTGGAATAGCTTCACCACCTCCAGCACCTCCCGGGGCACCTCCAGAACCACCACCAGTGTTAAATCCAACACTATCTAAAACAGTGGTAAGAGCATTTCCAACTCCACTAGATTCAACACCCCCTTGTATATGTCTATCCATTATAGCTTTAATTTCTACTTGAGTTAATGCAGGGTTAGACTCATCATTAGTTTTTGCTATTACAACAGTTTCTAAAGTTGTTTCCCAATCACTATCTGATATCTTATGGTTAACTCCTTTAATAATAAATCTCAAACTATTGGGATAATTAGCAGGTAAGAAACTAGTATTAACATTTACTTCATTATATATTTTAATACCGGATATACCATCCATGGTTATCCCTAAATTAATAGGGATAAAACCATTTGAAGGAGATGAATATTTACCTTGCTGTTCTTCTTGGATTTTAGCTTGAATATATTTATAGAATTCTGTTACTATAGAGATATTAGAATCAATTATATCATCGTTCATAGCTGCTGTATCTCCATATCCAAACCAACCATCATCTGCTATATCCATTAAGGTATAACCGAATGGTGAGTATCTTTTATTCCAGAATTCTTCAATATACATTTTGTTAGGTTCAGCTATACTTCCCGATTTAGGTCTAGATTCTTCATCTGCAGCTTCATATTCTTCTTTCCATCTATCTACTAAACCTTTATTCCATTTAGAAAACATAGTATTTTCTGTACCTTTAACATACCCACCTGCAGTTGATCCAATAGAGGCCATAGTGGCAAAATCATTTGTGATTTCTGTTTTTAAATTAAAATTACGAATAAATCCCGCTTTATCTTTATTCTTATCATACCCATATAATTGAAGTTCATATGGAGCTTTTTTAACAACAGGTGAATAACTAGCATCTACTATATAAATTTTATTTTCATCTTCATTTAAAAATGGTTCTAAATTATTAATTCCACCCATTGCCTTATTTATGGCAATGCATAATGAATTTAAAAAATCAAAAAGGGCAACATTTCCTTTTTCATCTAAATTCTCATTTAAACTAGCTATTATTTGATTGTGACTTAAATATATATTCATAGGCCAAGCAAAATCAAATTTTGCATTTTTAAATGGATCTAATTCTTGATAGTATTTTTTATTTTTTATATCATCTAAAGATTTTACAATACATACCCTAGGATCTAAGGATACTTGATATGGTAAAGTATACATTTTATTACCCCAAGTATCATAATCTATATCTACAATTTTAGTTGATTTGCCTCCTTTATCACTACCTTTTATTATAGATATAACATTATCATTTATAAATTGTAATAAATGGCCCCATCTCATATAAAACCCAGCATCATTTATTGGAGCATCTTCATCTGTTTCTCCTTCATTATAATTTAAATATACTACATCTCCCCTAGTTGCTGTATTATTTGTTAATTTTAATTCTTCTGGTATTGTTTTTATAGTTGCATAATAGTCAACTCCCCAAAAATCTGTTTGTATTACATATGAATTATCTGAAGAAAATGCTAATGCCATTATATTATTTTCATTAGAGGCAAATAAGCCTAAACTTGCATTTCTGTATCCTTCATAATTTTCAATCATAAAGTCAATCAATTCTTTTTTTGTGTCAAATACCTCGCTTTCAGTATATATAGGATCTATTTTAATAACACCACTTTTTGGTGGGGTAACAAATGTTCCTCCCATTTTTAAAGTTTCATTCCCTATCTTAATTGTAACTTGTCTATTTTTAATTCTTTCCCCACCAGAAGTTCCTTCAGTTGTATTTATATTTCCATCTAAAAGAAGTTTTTGTAAAAACAAATATGATGTTATAATATTATTAGCGGGTGATGATGTTAAATCTTTTGAGGATTCCTCATTACTCGTATCTTCAGAGTATAGATTATATGCTTCCTTTATAAATTTTGATATATTATATGATGGAGAAATATTTAATTTTAGAGATTCAACAACATCCCCTAAACTTATTAATTCTAATGTAATATCATATGAACCATCCTGAGCAAATGTCCAGTTAAAATTAACAACTTTAGCCAACATTCCATCATAATTTCCCATTTTGCTAGCTCTATATGCTTCTACTATAGGAAGAAAAGAAGAATATGATTTTTCCTTCCATTTAGGAGAGAAAAATCCATTTTCTGATTCTATTAATGTGTATCCTTGTTTTTCTATTTTTCCATCTTTATCTAAGTATAAACTATTTCCATATTCGAGAAATACAGTATATCCTAATCTTAAATATAAAAGATCAATTATTCTAAATTGTTCAGGACTATAGCATTTTAAATTTATTGTTGCTTTTCGAATTGATCCTCTATTCATACACTTTACCTCTACACTGGTTATACCAGGCATAGGAACTAATCCAAATTCACTTCCAGGTTGATTAGATGCATTAACATCATATGTTCCCCAATGAGTACCCCATATATTATTTTCATTATTATTGTAATTAGAAGTTCCTCTAGGTTTGAGAAAGTCTGTATATTTATTTGTATCAATATCTAATAATGTTGAAATACCATTATATAAAACATGTTGTTTAGCCAAAGTATCCCAAGCAAATCCGTTTCTCATATTTTCGGTTTCTACTCTTTCAGGAAGAATACTAACACCAGATGCTAACTTTACCCAAGCTGTTTTAGAGTTTAGATATGTCAATTGATCCATGTTTCTATTAGAGTCTATTCCTGAACCGTGTGCTTCTTGTCTTCGATTTATTTGGTTAACTACATATTTTTTAAATTGTTCACCAATTATTTTCCCCATAACTTTTTATTTAAATATTTTGATTCAGAATATCATATTGAGATAGTATGGTAGATATTCGTGATGATGATGGTATTCTAATTTGTTCTCCTATATTGGGTATGAGTGAGTCTGATGTTTGTGAAGGATTAGCTCTAGAAATGATCCACCATAATGATGAGTCACTATAATAACTTTGAGCTAATAAATCATATCTATCACCTCTAGTAACATACACATAAATATCTGAGAAATCAGTTGTGATCTCAGGGTATTTAAGATTTACGTATCTTCTTTTAGTATTTTCAACTGTATTTACTATTCGTATAGATGAATATCTTGCCATTATGCTTGGTTTATAAATTGGTGAATAATTCCATCGGACCATTTCATTTCAGGTCTAAAGTTATGGATTGGTGTAAATTTAATAGTTACAGCAATGTACATTGGAAGTTGATTACCAGTTTCAATCTCCCAAGGAGATTCATTCATAATTTCATATGATAAACTGTTCATAACACCTGTTTGATTAGAAATATAATCTCCAACTGTCAGTTGATGTAAATTCCCAGCCATATATCCAAATGTAGTATACGTTGGAGCAAGTGAGGAGGCAAGGGTATTTAATTGACTATACATAGTACCTAAATTTACTTTATTATCTGCAACGATTTTAAAACTTAACGATATGTCCCGCCCAAATGAATTATATTTGTAGAATTGTTCTGCTCTACCAATATATGTTTGACCTTTCCAATCAGCATTATATGAATCTGAAAATGAATCTATATATGCTCTAAAATTTAAAGGGATTGCTCCTGTATTTGGATTTCTAGGGTCTATTACTGTTATTCTAAAATCTATTAAATCTTTGCCCCCTAAGAGATTTGATTCTCTAAATGATGATTTATGTGTTGAATTGCTATTATAATATATTGTATCTATAACTGAGGGTGAGAGAGATCCTCCTTCAGTCATCCAGGTATTTGAAATTTCTCCAACATCTTCACCAATTTTACCATTTGTTTTGGAGATTTGGGATTTTGAAGGTTGTTGCCCTACAGGTAATGAATATAAACCTCTAATTTTTCTAGGTACTAATCTAAAATCAGGTGCTATCCCTCCAGGATATGCATTATTATTAGTAGTTGTTAATATTCCAGATGAATTCTTCCAAGCTCCCGCGTTTTTATCTAGATCAGCTAAATAACCATCTTTATGTTCACTAGGGCCATTACCATAACCATAATATTTATTAAAGTTATCCCAAAGACCTCCACCGGCATCATATATTTGTTTATCGGTAAAATCTCTTCTTAATGTATTATATGATGAATATTTAGGAATTATTTTACCATTCGAATTAGTAGCAGCCCAAGTATTGGCATTGCCTGATTGGTTAGAATCATCAAATACTGACGATGTTACTAGTTGTCTATTATATGCATATTTTAATTTATCTCCTATTGGAGAATAGTATGTAGAATCTGATTGGGTTGTTAAGGTTTTAAAGTTAGAATCAATTGGAGGATTTAAATAGTCACTTAAAATTGAAGTGGGTTGTTTACTAACCCCTAATAAATTATCATAATTAACTTCAGTTCCTGGTTTTTGTAATCCTATCTGATATCCACCAGAACCTGTTAAAGATTGTCCCGTTGGGTTATATTTACTTAAAGTATAATTAGGGTATGAAGGACCATAGAGTCTTGGACTATTTTCACCTCCTAAAGTTCCATCGACTTTTATACCTATTTCTTCATATGTTAGTCCTTGAGCAATACTAGCTTGTAATAATCCTGTATAATTTGGTGTAAAATCATATTCATGCAATTTATTACCTCCTTTATAAAAGTAAGTAGATTCAGTATCAGATAGTGGATTATTCAATCCCGTTCTTTGATCTGCAAATTTAATTTTAGTTTTACCTATACCTAAAACTGAGCCAGGACCACCAGAATATGTTAATATTGTGCCTCCAGCATTATCAGTAACAATCATATCTTTTTCCCAAAGATATAATAATCTATTTTCATATTGCCCTATAGGAATTCTTGTAGATGTTTTTTCAGTTTTATATCCTGTGGGGTGTGGGTGGGGGTTGTAATCGACTTTTGGTACTGATTTTGGGAGATTATATATTGGGATTTTCTTTTCACTAATAACTTTTTTAGTTAATCTGGTTTTTCCTTTTACTACATCTTCATATCTAACTAAACCAGTACCAGGAAGAAAACCCCCTTGTATTATTCCGGTCATTGGGGTAAATGGGTTTATTCCTAATAAATTAAGATGTGTTCCCGTAAATCCAACACCTGCTTGTAGTATTGTAGATAATGGATTATATATACCTTGGTTTAATGGTGATTTTGTCCAAGCTAAATCTTTAGATGGATTATTTCCATATCCCGCACTTATACTTGCTTCTGTAGCTACAGAAACTCTTGATAGTAAATTTTGTTTTGCTATGAACATTAAACCTTTTGGAGATTTAAAGTCAAACATATATTTGGTTAATCTAGCAACATCTTCAACAGCGTTGATTGGTGCTCTTAAACCACCACGTAAAAGAAAATCATCATCAACACGAGATAATTTTCCCGGTTCATCTATTAATGGATTCTTAATATATGGTTGTCCGCTATTTCCACCTCCAGGTCTGTCATTTCCAAACTTGAGAGATTTCAATACGGTATCACCGTTCTGTAATTTACTAAAAAGACCCATTTAATTCATTTTATTATAAATATTGAAACTCATATCCTTTAGCATATTTCCTGGTTCCTAGGCATGTATCTCGTATTAGCGTAGGGCTTATATTTAATATGAGTGAAGCATGTTTTATATTGTTGTATTTAGTTTGGTTTGTTATACAAAAAACACCTTTTTTAGTTTTTGAAATACTAATATTTTGGTTTCTATTGGGAGAATTTTTTATATTGTCTTTTTGATCTTGAGTAAATTTAAATCCTTTTTTACTTTTAGATATTTTATCTTTTGATTCTTGAGTATGTTTTTTACCAATATTTGATTTACTTATTTTATCCTTATGTTCATCCGTAAAAATTTTACCTTTATTTGGTGGATTAATAGATAATATTTGACTTATTTTCTCTCCAAAATCTATTGGTTTTGGTTTTTTCATCTTTTGTTTAGTCTCTTCAGATCTTATTTTACCCTTATTTCCTTTACTTATTTTATTTTTCCATTCTTGGTTAAAACATGGATGGTTTTTCTTATTTTTACTAATTTTTTGTTTAGTTTCTTCAGATAAAGGACCTCCTCCATTATCATGAAGATTACAAAATAAAACCATATTCCAATCACCATCAAATTGATCAAGATAATACTGTTTCCAATATGTTTCCCTTTCATTTAGTTGGTCTATAGAACATTCTTCTATAATTTCATGAATGTGGTTTTCCCAAGTATACTTTTGAATTGAATGTTTTATTTTAGTTTGGAAAGAATGTTTAATATACTTACCATACCAATTTTTTCTTTTTTCAATATCAATAGATTGCCCCACATAAATTCTTCCACTAGGGCTTGTTATTTTATATATTCCGATCATATGTTTTATTATACATATGATGAAGGTTTCCTAGATCGGTGGATTGTCTAAATATTTTGGAGGTGTTATTCCATTTAGATCCAATAATGATGGTGTTGGAAATCCTGTCATGTTAGGAGCACCATTAATTGAATATTGGTAGTGAAGAGTTGAACCTTGAACATCAATATTTGCTGGAGGTGGGTTTGTTCCATCAAATTCACTTAAACTTGATCCTTGGTTTGTTAATTTATCTAATAGTCCCATAATTGTTTATTTTTATTATAAATATTAAATGTTATTGAATTTTCAATGTAGATATAGAATTTACTTTTCCTGTTGCAGATATTAAAGCATCTAAACGTGCATTTGTTCCTGCGTTAGGGTCTTGTTTAACTTCTTTTTTAGGAGCAGTACTATTACTTACAGATAATGCACCTTTAGATGCGGTCATTGTTGGACTTTTAGGAGCAGACATTACATCATCTCCTTTAGACGAACCACCAAATAAGTCTGTTCCTGCTATAACAGTATCTTTATTGTTTAATTGGATTGCTCCTTCAGGTCCTAGCAATGTACGTTTACCATATCCACCACCACCTTCTCCAGGGGACATGATGTCATTTCCTTTCATAAATGAGTATCCTAAGGCCGCTACTGTTCCAGCTGCTGCTAAACCTAAAGCCCAACCTACTATGGGGATACTTGATAATGATTGTATAACACCCATAGCCGCTTTACCTATATTTACTACTAAATCACTTTTAGCTATAGCTTTACCTGCTGCTTTAATAACATTTCCTTTACCCATAACTGCATTTTTTACAGTTTCTATTGCTAGTGTTCC